CAATTTATTAATTGTAAACGCTAAAACATTATCATAAAAAGAAGTCCCAGCTGTTTGGTCTACAGTTGCTGTAGAGGTAACAGAGCCAGACTCTTTTTTCAGATTATACTTAAAAAAACTCGATGCACCAGCCTGAGTAATAGCACTAATTTCGTGTCCTGACTGAGTGAAAGCAGTAACATTGTCTCTTTCAGAAATAAGAACCTCTTCTATTCCTCCTAGACTGTCACTACAATCTCTAGCCATTCCACTTGCTAATATACAACTCATAACTATTTGATTTTCAATTAGTTAGCATCTCAGCTAACGATTATTTAAAAGGGGGAAATTAATCCCCCATTAATATTATACTAAAGCAAATCTAACGATCTCGTCAGGGAAAGCTACATTTACACCTGTTCTGAAAGCCATAGTCACCTTATAGATTCTATCATTATCATCATACCAAGACCTAACATCGTTAGCCTCTTCGTCTGGTAAATCAACACCGATAAATACATTTGAAGCTCTCATCAAGTAAATATTGTTATTTGATTGAGTTAGACCTGGGTCTGAAACTACTTCAATATTTGGAAAACCAATTAAAGGCATAGACTGAGTCTGTCCTTCAGATACATAATGGAAATAGTTACCGTCAGCTAAAGCTCTTTGATAAGATAAAAACTGAGCTGGTGCAATAAACAATTTTAAATCGTCTGCTCCAGCAATAGCCTCAGGAGTTAATTCAGCCATCCCTAAAAGGATGCTAATAATATTAGACGATGTATATCCAGTCCCTGTAGTAATTCCCGATGGGTTACCATTGATAGCTGTTCCAGCTGCTAAAATTTGCTTATCTAATCCGTCAAACTTACTTAGGTTAGCAGCACCAGATGTGGTGTCACCTTGCCAATATGCTTTACCTAAAGCCTCTTGAACTTTTGCAACTTTTTGAGAAAAATAAATCTCTTCAAAAGGAATCTCTTCTTTCTCATTAGTTAATCCTTGCTTTAACATTACCGCAGTGTATTTAGCCGCTAGGTCAGTCATACACAAATCTTCGTGTACTGCTACAGCACCTGGTGTAATAGTTCTTTGAGACAAAGTAGTAGAACCACTAGCAGTCCTAGAACATCCGTCAGCTTGAAATACAACGTCTGTTGAAAGTATGTTAATTGTAGTCGGTCCTTTCACACCGTCTTGAATATTAGCGTACTCTGCTAATCTTCCTCCAGCAACTGACTTTACTATTAAGTCCATCGCATTTTGTTCCGTATACGCTGGAAGCGCACTTACATCAAAACTCATAATTTTTAATTTTTAGTTTATTATATTTTTATTTTTTAAGATAGTTATAATATCTTTTTTGTTTTCTTTTTTCAACGCTTTGAACGCTGATTTTCTTTTTACAACTGCATTATTAACAGGCTCTTCAATTAACTTTTCAGTTAATTCTAAAAGTTTAGCAAAAGAATCTCTAAGGGTTTTAATCTCTTTTTTAAGGTCTTTGTTTTCCTCTGACAAAGTAGCTTCCATAGAAAACACTCTTTCAGTTACAACAGACTCAATGATTTTTTTAGCTTCTCTTTCCTGAGCTTCAGTTAAAGGAGTAGACATTTCCTCTTCCTCTTCAGCTTCCTCTTCTATTACTGGCTCTTCTTCAGCTTCCTCTACAGCTACAATAACCCCAGCCTCAGTAGAAATAATTCTACCGTCGCTAAGTTTATGATCACCGTCTGGAGCTGGCAATAGCTCACCTTCTACCTCTACGACTACGGCAGCACCTATAGAAACATCTGGCTCTATTTGTGCTACAGTACCGTCTTCTAGTACTACGTCTTCAAACTTTTCAATAGTTTCTTCAGTAGTCTCTTCAGGGGTTTCTTCAGTAAAATTTTCAGTAATTTCAGTAGTAACTTTAGACTCGTTTTCAACTTCTACACCTTCGCTTTTAAATATGCTTTTAATGTCGTTAAATAATTCTTTAAGTTCACTCATAATGAAAAATTTTTATATACTATTATATATAACAAATAATTGATAGTATCACAATTTTATACTAACTATTTTTTTAATATTTACTTTTTACACACTTACCATTTTTTTTAGTATATCCTGGAGGACATTTTTTGTACATATTAGCTTCGTGTGTTTCCCCTACCATATACCAAATTTTGTCATTATATTCGTGTTCGTGAATACCCTCTACTCCTAAGTCACTAGCAGCTTTTAAAGCCATCTCTTTGGAAGAGTAAGCTAGTCTATCATCTATTATAGCAAAGTCTTTATCTACTACCATACTAACAAAATTATTTTTTTTCTTTTGTTTATACTTCTTTACTACTTCTCTTATTTTATTTATTAAGGTTGTTGGATATTTAATAGTCTTAGCCTGTCCAAACATACCCTCTACACTAAAACCTTTAAAGCTACCATCTTTAACCATAGCCCAAACCTCATCATTTTCGACTCTCATACTTCCCCACCAGCTACCGTCTGGAGCGTCTTCAAATCCTTTAGGTGCTTTAATACCTCTCTTAGAATCTATTATTAAGGACTCTATAACATATACACCTTTAGCCTGTAAATTATTGTCGTGCATTAAATTTACGTTAGCATTAAGACCATTCTTAAAAAATTTGTTTACGATCTTCTCTATAGTATCTCTTCTAAATACTACATAATATTTCTCGTTATTATCATTTAGTCTAATTATAGGAAGGTCAGCTTTCATAAAGTAACCGCTTACTATTCTTTTCTCTTCGTCTTCTATTTTAAATTCCTGTCTATATTTGTCTTTGGTTTTCATTTTATCAATAGCCCAGTTAATACCGCTAGTTCCTCCCCAAAGTAACCAGGCTAAATAGCCACAATCTTTCCAAGGAGTGTCTTTTAATTCAGCACTAACTTCAGAATTTTTTTTATGCCTATTAAAACTAGCCATTCTGCCAATAGTATCCCAACTTAACTTAGATTTGTTTTTTAACATAGAGGCTCTTTTAAGACCTACTCTAGTAAAATTACATTTAATTTCTGACTTATATTCGTCAATCCATTTTAAAGCCTTAGCAGCGTTGTTAGATGCTGAATCTGGGTAGTCGTTAAAAGTCTCTTCAAACTGTAATTTTTTAAAAGCCATCCATTCAGACTCTATAGCTGGAGAGTCAACTAAAGCTATATAATCCACTCCAGACTCGTCTTCCTCATCTATAATTAATTCTAATAGTTCTGTATTTTTCATATTATTTATTTTTTAATTTCCTCCGAATGTACTTTGTCCTTCTATTACAGCTACATTGTTTTGAGTGTTTGTTATATCGGTTTCAGTTACAAATACTCTTTGAGGTTGTTGGTCAATTAGTGTGCTAGTGTTAGCTGGTCCAATAGTCGGAGCGTCCTCTCCAGCGTTTCCTGTTGGTAATCCTGGTAGTGAAATACTAGGAGTTGTTCCAGCACTACTACTTTGAAACTTTTGTTTTCTTATATTGTTTACATTAGCTAAACCAGCTGCGACCGCTAGACCAGCCATTATGCCTGGGAAAGCTGGAAATAGTATTGTAGCTGGATTTGCTGCAGCACTAGCGAAAGCAGCATTAGCACTTTGAAAAGTTTGTATTAAAGCCTGTGCTATTTGTAATTTTTTATTTCGTTCAAAAGCCTTTTTTCTTAAAATTTCGTTAGCTCTTTCTAAAGCTACTAATCTTTTTAACTCTGCTTTGTCATCGTTTTCTTTAGCTTTCTTTTTTTGTTCGCTTAGGTCTAACTCCTCAGCTGCAAAAGAATTATTTAACGCTATTAGTGTACTTATAGTAGTTGAAGCTATTTCTAGAGTGGCAGCTTCTAGTGCCTCTCTGTCTGCTCTTATCTTATCGTTTTTTTCTTTTTCTATTCTAGCCTCTTCAGCTGCTAGTTGACCTATAATAAGTAGACCATTCTTTTTATTTTCTATTACCTTATTATCACTGTCTATTAATTCAGCGTTTCTAATTTTAGCTCTTTGAGAATTTTCGTCTATTAACTTTCGTCTGTCTTCCTCTACTTTTTTATCTAGGTTTAATATAGCTAATTGATGACCAGCTAAAGCGTCTCTCTGTTTTAGTAGATTGTCTTGTAATACTTCTAATTCTTTTTGACCTTCTAACTCTGTAGCCTCTGGGTCAAAGATAAATCTAGTAGCTCTGTCTAGTAATTCGTCTGCTCTTTCAGTTAATCCTAAGTCTATATTTATAGGCTCAAATCCAAAAAGTTTTCTACCTACTGAGCTTTGAGTTACTTTATTAATTAATTTTAAAAAGCTCTCAGCTGCAAACTCATTTAATTTTAAAAGGGTTCTAGGTACTATTAATAGAAATTCTACAGTCTTTTTAAGTATGTTTTGGTTTCTAATAGACCCCTGTACTTTCTCTTCATTAACTAATTTTTGAGCTTCTATTTCAGCTATTAAACCATCTACTATTTGCCTTTGAGCGTCTAGCTTCATTTTAATAATTTGACGCTCTGTAAACCCTTGTTGTTTTAATATATTAGTTTGATTATTTAAGGTCTCTAAATTTTTCTCATTTAGTTTGTTAGTTAGTTTAGTTGACTCTACTAAGTCTTTAGATGCACTAGACACTCCACTAATAGCATTTTTTAACTTATCAAAGTTAGCTATTAAAGTAGCTACTCCTACTACTAGTAACCCTATACCAGTCGCAGCTATTGCGGTTCTTAATCCTTTAAAAGCTGTAGAGGTAGTATTTACCGATCCTGTAAATAATTTCATCACTCCACTAGCTATTACAGTAGTAGCGTTATTAGCTTTCTGAAAAGCAGTAGAATTTTTAACTACGTTGTTAAATAACTTCATAGCTGACTGAGTACCCTCTATAGCACCTTTAAAAGCCATAGAGACTCCTATAGCCTTTTCTATGTTTTGGACTGTCTCCTCTATAGGACCACCAGAACCACCTAGTAAAATGAAAGCAGCTGAGACATCACCAACAGCACCAGCTACACTACCTAACTCACTAGCGACTTGCTCATTATCTAGAGCCTCCATAGATAGCTCGGTGTTTTTAATTTCTTTGTTAACACCTACTAACTCAGACTTTAAGTCTTTAAAAGCCTGTGACCCTAAAGGAACTTTTCTCAACTCTTCGTTTAGTCTTTCGGCTTCCTGTTCTAATTGACCTAAAGAAGTAGTAGCTCCTTTTGCGTTAATGTCTAATTCTAAAGCTATTTTTTCAGCCATTTGTTTTAATTATTTGATGTTATTAAAAATTCGTTACCATCCCATTGGATAGTGACATACTTATAATGTGAGTTAAGTGTATAAGTACTAGACCCGTCTATTGTAGTACTTATAGAGCTAGCCGTTAAAATAACCTGGTTAGATGAGTTAACCTTTTTAAAAGTCCAAGTTTTACCGATTACTATACTACTAGCTACAGGGAAAATTATATCTATATCACCAGCCGAAGAGTCACAAAAATAAACCTGTATATTAGGTTGTGCTTTCTCATCTAACGTAATAGTCTTACTAGCTCCAGGCCCTGTAATAGTATTATTTACATAAGTAGTATTTGAATTCGTTACTGTTTGGTCATTACTATTAATTAACTGTACATTACTTAACCCAGACTCTACTATGTTATTAGAACCGTTTATCTGTATGTTTCTAGTATTAGAAAATACTTTGTTGTTATCCCCCATTACACTAACCCCTCTAGCGTTTGGACTTATGTAATTATTAGAACCTATTACCTTTTGATTTAAGTTGCTTACAGCGTTATTATTTCTTAAATTACTTTGACCTATAGAAAACTTAGGAACAGTGTCCCTAGTACCTATAGAGCCACCTCCACCAAAACTAGACCTAACAGTAGCATTAAAAGTATTAGATAGTTTTATCTTTAAAAATTCACATTTAGTAATAGGGTTACTAGGGTTATAATTCTCTATTTTATTTAGTCTAAAATATTGATTTTCAAAATAGTATTGGTCTTTGAAAGATAATTGTTTAATGTCGCTAGGACTTAAATAAAAATAACCAGTTACTATTTTACTGTTATTGTCTGTTATTTCCTGTAAAAATTTAGAATAGTATTTGTTTACTAGCGTATTATTAGAGAATGTGATAACCTTATCAAATACATTAGAATAATATATTTCATTACCTAAACCAAAGTCTAGTATATTGTTAGGAGTGTAAGGATCGTCAAACATACCAGCATAAGGATAAGTAGAGTAGCTAGTAGTGTTATTGTCAGCGTCTCTATGCACCCACTGCTGACCTGTCGCTTTCATACCTCCCCACTGTAGAATTCTTATATTACTTTCTATTTTTTGAACTCCGTTATTATCATCAAACTTAATTATAGTAGGGAGTACTCTATCATACCAATTTTGCCCTACTGAGGGAGTAGGTGAAAATATTACAGATGTCTTATATTCATTAGTAACAAATTCATTTACTAATCTAAAGTCATCTTGTCCGTAAACCTCTTCCCAAGTATCAAAATATAATTTATTATAATAGTCTTTATCTTGTTTGTAAGTAAATAGATATTCTTTAAAGTTTAAGGCTCCCATTGGCTTAGACTCTACTTCCTGTGATATATCTAACTTACTAGACCAATCTACTATAGTATTAGTGTAGAAATCGTCTCTAGGTTCTATTAATAAATTTTTCTCATTGTTTGGGTCTGG